CTCATAACCCGAAGGTCGGCGGTTCAAGTCCGTCCTCCGCAACCAAATCCCCATTTTATCGGTATTTGAAACAGCTTTTTAAAATGCTTAATTTATTCTGAAATTGATTTAAGTAAATTTTCGATAGTTTCTTTAGATTTTCTTACGTTTGCCGTAATATATTTTTGTGTAGTAATGATATTTGTATGACCGAGTGTAAACGATACTTGCTCAATAGGTATTTTTAGATAATTGATTGAATACGTGCCAATTAAGTGCCTGATATCGTGCAGCCTGATTCTAGGCAAATTATTACGCTTTAGTAGCGAGTTCCAACTCTTACGCAAATCTTGATATTTATCGTTTGTCATCGGATTAACAAATACATATCCGTTTAGCTTGTTTTGTTTCTTTGCGTCGATATACCTGCGAAAAAGGCGATCATAAAGCTCATCACTCATCTTGTAGACCATATCGCGCTTGGCCTTATTGATTTTAAACGGGATAGTATAAGTCCTAGTCTTAAAGTTTATATCACTAAATTTAAGACTCAATACCTCATTTTTTCGGCGACCGTGGAGCAAGAAAAAGAATATATCGGCACTTGGCTCTTTGTTTTCCGAAATAGCTTTTATAAATTTCTTTTGAATTGCTACGCTATAATCAAAGTATCGTTTATTATCAAACCTTGGAAGCTCGATGAAGTCGCAAGGATTTTTATTAATTAACTCGAGTTTTAGAGCAAGCTTAAAAATAACCTTGAGCTTTGCAAGAATATTTTTAACCGTCTTAATTTTGTAATCTCGCTTAATAAGCTCATTACAAAATTTCTGCACGTCGATAAAATTTATCTCTTTGACATTTTTTAGGCCTAGGCCGTCTTTAAAATGCTTTTGATACGTGGCGATGTCGCTTCTAAGCGTAGAAGGGCTTAAAATAAGCTCGTAATACTCAAGATAATTTTTAAAAAGATCATTTAAAATCATTAAAATTCATACTCCCTTAATCCCCTCTCGATAAAATCTTCAAGATCCGGCGCGTTTAAATCATGTTTCTCATTTTTCTTGGTAAACGAATTTAGCCCCCGATCTAGCATTATGTTTTCGATGTAGGCAAGGTGCTGGATGTTACAGTTGGCTTTATCGAGCTTTGAATAATAATTATATAGCTCATAATTTTTCATCCATAAAGGCGGTTTTTTAAACTCGCCGCGCTTTTTCATTACTTCGCGTTTGATTTTTTCTCCCTCGCGTACATACCAGGCATCAACCCAGGCGTCAAGCTCGGGTTTTATGCTTTGAGAAGTTATTTTTTTAGGCGGTTTTTTACGGTCATAACTATTTATAAGCCTATCGCAGGCATAATGTTCGAGTTTGCCGTTATCGTAAATGATAATTTCCTTACGTTCGGGGATATTGATGTATATATAATCGCTTTGTTTATCCCACTCTAGCACGTTATTATCGTCATTTTTAAAATTATTCAGGTGATAAAAGTCTTGCATCGTAGCTATAAAATTTATCTTTCTATATACCCACAAAGGGACATTACTACGAGACGTTAAAAATCGCCTTACCTTGTGCTTTACGTACCAGGCGGAAAGATCGTCCAGCTCCTGGGTTTGCTCGAGATTGATAAAAGTCTTTTGAATATACTTCATCACGTAGCCGGCGGGATTGTTTATGCTTGTCTGAAAACCGTTTGTTTCGCCGTTTGCTATCTGTTCGCGCGAAATAGCGTTAACGCGCAAATTTTGAGGAGCGTAAAAAATATCTTTATAGATTCGTCTCAAAAAATCGATAGTATGCCCCGGCACGAACAAAAGCGCATGAATATGCGGCACGCCGTCTTTTTTATGCGGCTCAAAACATCTGATATAAGAATATTCAACGTTAAATTTAGCCGTAAAACGCCTAAAAAACACGCGCCACTGATGATTTAACGCCGCACATAAATCGCTGATAGTAAGCGCCGCGCCGTTTTTGGCCTTATATTTGACTTCGGTCGGCAAAAATTTCATATCTTTATCCCTAAATTTGGAATAATCACCCGCAAGAGCGCCGCGAAAGCAACCGTTTAGCGTGATAGTTAAAAATAACGGACGCTGAGCGTAATCTATCGCAAAAGAACCAAAAGTATTTACGCGGTTTGCTACCTCTGCGTAATACTTGCGGCTTAAATTTGCGGACATAGAGCAATCAAGCAGGGTTTTAATCTCGCCTAAATTATTAACAAAACTAAAACCGCGCATATACGCTTTTTGCTTTTCTAGCTTTTCTTGACATTGAATCCGGTCTAATTTAGATAAGCCAAACACTCATAACCTTAAAACTGGCATTTTTTTATTAGATTGACAAGGCGGCGCGTTACTTCGCGGGCGCTCCGCGCTCCGCTCAGTTTCCGCTCCGCTTGTATTATCTATTTAGATTACTTGTATCGTTAAGGTTACGACGCTGCTGATATCTTGATCTTGCTCCACCGAAAACAGATATTTTAAAATAAAAATATCCTTAAGAACGGGGATGCCGTTACGTCGTTTTACGGTGTTGGTCTTGTTGATACCTGAAAGCACCAAAACATCGCCGCGCCGTAAAGAATAAGAGCTTTTTAGCTCTTTTTTAGACGTCGTGGGGGTTAGGGTATTGCTTGATGATAAAAGATCCTCCAGGATAAGGTGTAAATCAAAATCCACGTGATCTTTAAGAATAACCGGCTTAAGAGTGATTTTAAGGCCGACGTCTTTGTATTCATAACTATTCTGCGTCGTTGTCTGCGTCGCGGACGTTTGAGAATTTTGCACGAGATAGGGGATATTCTGCACCGCGCTAAAATAAACTTCGGTATGATTTTTAGCCGTCAAAAAAGGACTAGATATAATTTTAGTTAAGCCGTTGGTATCAAGGAAATTTAAAACGCCAAAAAAGCCCTCGCTATCGTTTCTTACGATGTTTGAGTTAGTAGTGTAGGGCGAAGTGATTAAATTTATATAATAGGCTAAATCGCCGTGATTTAGCGGCTTAAGCAGGCTTTGAAGTTTACTTCCGCGATCTTTGATGTCTTTTAGGTTGGTCTCGGTTATGGTAAGCTTAAATTGAACCTGCTCGAGCTGCTTATCTATACTCTTTACCGCATCTTTAATTTGGTCGTAAATATGCTCGTCGGCTCGAAAAAAAATAGAATTAGAGGATTTAGAGTAGGTGGCATTAATCTCGAAATTTGAGATTATACGCTGCACGTCGTCTAAAACATAATTGCTAAGATCAATACGGCGCAGATCAAGGCTAGGTAGCTTTTTATCCGTTACATAATAAAAATTACCTTGCTTGTAAAGGTATAAGCCTTTTGACTCGAGCATTTTTTGAAACATAGGCAAACTTAAATTTGTTTCTTGCTGGAAGATAAAATAATAATAGCTACCGTCGATGCTGTCGTCGGTTACTATGGTTATGTTGTTTGACCTACTTGCAAGCTGTGCAAAACTTGCAAGATCGGTATAGATCATCTCGGCTTTTAAAAAGCAACTATTTAAAAATACTAGGACCAGGAATATCTTTGCTAGATTTTTCATTTACGGCACCTTTATAAGAAATTGATATTTGTTTTAGGGGCTCGAGAACGTCCGAACCCAGGACGATAAAATATTCAGTTATATATTTGCTTTTAGTAGTAGAGTAAAAATACAAAGGCTTAGAGCCTGAAATAGCGTGAGAAATAAAACCGTAAGGAAAAGTATATTTTTCATTTTTAAAATTACAGACGTCGTCGATACAAGAAATATCATAAATATAAGTTTGGCTAGGTTTATCTTTAGCTTGCAGGGTAGGTTTGGTTTGATGCGCGGAGCGAGATTCAAGGTTTGAGCCGGAAAGTTGAGCGCCCGGAGACTCAAGGTCGGGCCGAGTTTCGGAAGCGTCCGGCTTAAACTGCTGCAGGAAAAAATAAAAAACGATAAGCAAAACTATAAAAATAAATAAACCTAAATAAATATACTGACGCACGAAAGATTTTTGAGAGCTATCCTGCCCGGAATGGTATAAATCAAAGACTTCTTTAAGATAAGGAATAGTTAAGGTCTCTAAAACGTCCTTTTTATAAAGCTTATAGCCTGAATACTTAATATAGCGAAATTTGTTTTTAAACAACCTCTTCGCGCTATCCACGGCTTTTAAAAAATACTCCGCGATACGCTTGTATTCGTCGTTTATGAGGCTTAAATCTTGCGTGATAAGATAAATATCCTGGTATAAGTGGCGATGATAGGTAAGCCACCAAATAAGCACCGGATCGCCCTTAGCCTTTAAAAAATTATGAGCTTCATCCAGAATTATCAAGCAACCGCTTAAATTTAACTCCTTTGCGCGATCGTTAAGCACCGCGTCGTCCACCTTAGAGACGTAAAGATCATAAAGTATAGACATATCGGAATAAAATTTATCAAAATCGAATTTTACAAATTTCTCGTGTAGATCGAATTTAAATTCATTGATATTGGTATAGCAGTAGGTATACTCTTTGGGCTTTGGTCGCTTTATAAATTTATTTAGGAAGGTATCTTGCGGCTTAAACAAAAATAGCCTGTAAATCTCAAAGGCCGCGTAATAAGTCTTACCGCTTCCGGGGTTGCCGACTAGGTACGTAATCATTACTGCATCTTTGCGATAAAGTAGGTTACTAAGGTATTACGCATACCGTGGGCGATCTTTAGGCCTAGTTTGGCCGCAAAAATAACGAATATAGAAACGATAGGAGCCGAAAATATATGATATACGTCGACAAAAGCGTTCCATATACCAGCCGTCTTAATGACGTCCATAACCCAAGCGGTAACCGTATCGCCGCCGGTAGAAAAACCGTTAACGAAGTCTATAAGTTGATTGGTTTTTTCATAGACGAATAGTATCAACTTTAAAACCGCTCCGCCGTAAGCTACGAGAGCAGCCATAATAGCCACGTTTAAAGTAACCATCCAACCAAAACTTGCAAATTTTAAAGCTAAATTTACGGCTTTTTCAGCTATGAAAAATCTAAAAAACCAAGCGATAGCAGAAAGTATAGCAGGCATCTTTAATCCTTAAATCAAAAAACAAAACAGTCTTATAAACGCCTAGCAAAAACGCTAGAAAAAAAAGAATATAAAAAATATAGTAAAGCACGTTCGCCGCAGGAGCTATATATTTACAATAGTCGATTCTAATAGAATAACTATTTCCAAACATATCTACAGTAAATTCCCTAGGGCAAGACGACGGGATAGCCTGGGATTTTACGTCCTTTATTCCTTTGCCTTCGATATTTGCTATCAACTGATCGACGCCTTTTTTAAAGTTTCCGAATTCTCCGACTATACCGCCCGCGGCATCTTTAAATTTGCCCGCAAAATCGTTTATATCCTTTTCGTACTTATCGGCCGATCCGTCGGGCGTAAATTTAAGATTATCGCCGTTTGAGTTATTTCCGCCGCCGTTATTATTTACAATAGTCGTATTTCCATCGCCAGGCTTGGTTTCTGGCTTACATTTAGGATCTTTGGGATTTTTTTGCATAAATCACCATCTTTAGAATCAGGATTCGTATTATCTCCTTGATTACCGCCGTTGTTTCCTCCCTGATTTCCGCCTTGGCTACCTCCTCCTTGATTCGGGTTGTTTGGATCGTCAGGTTTAGTACCATTGCCGCCAGGGCTTGGATTTTTTAAATCAGGCTTTGTTTTATTATTATCGACGTCCGGAGTACCTGGAATTTTATACCAGAACTCAGAACCATTCTGACATCTTGTAAAAATAAAATTACCCTTAATTAATTCAACACTTTGTAATAGAGGACTTGAGCCTATAAAATTACAATAGCATTTTTTAACGCCGTCGGAATCTTTTTCGCTACTACAATCGGCGCAAGAACCGTCCATAAAGCCGTATTTATTTTTATTTATATCAGAACAATCAACAAAACAACTATTGGTGGCAGGATTCCACGACTGACCGTCGGGGCATTTTTGACACTGCTGCGTATCGGTGTTGAAATTTTCATCGACCTCGCAACTTCTTATTTTTTGGATAAAAAACTTTCTATAATATGAAAATTCAACGGGTAAAACGTTCCTTGAACCTAAAACATAACGCCTAGAACAAGACCTAATGTTATTAACATCAGACCCTTCGCAAGGAATAGTTATTTTTTTCAAATTTTGAGTCATAATAATATAAAGTAGCGATGTAGGACAGATTACCCTCGTAATAATATCCGCTTGCATTGCTTTTTGAAAGATTAAAAAGCAACTCATCAAAACGATAAGCATATATATCGTTATTTATTTTTAGAAAAGAACTGTTTAAAATTTCTACGTCAGATATAGACTGCGCAGAAACCCCGTAAGGTAAAAAGCTTTGATTCATGCCATAATTAAAACTACTATCATCCAAAGAAGATAAATCTAAAGCAGAAGCGTTAAAAAAGAAAAAAATAAGGAGCAGGGGGATTTTTATCAAGCTTTGCATGGGACGGCCTTATAAAACCTTTTTTGTGAAAAGGACTAAGCCAGCAAAGACAGGCAAGCAAATCAGCATAAACCAGACCATAATAGAAAAAAAGTAATCAAAGCTAAGAACGCCCGTAACGGTAAATACGCCTATTGACATGCTAAAAGCTCCTTTTCTTTTTTGAGAGTATGGATCAGCCTAAAGTTTGCTAACGACGAGAAAAACAAATAAACATAAAATAAAGCCGCAAAGGATTCCGCTAAGGCTCATAAGGAAATGATATTGATCTAAAGATAAATGCAAATCATACATGAGGCTTAATCCAAACTCTTAAAAAGACTTAGGGCATAAGAAAGTCCGCCGACTACTCCGAGAAATACGACGATAACGCCGAATAATCCATAAATAAAAACAGTCAAAGAAGATATGCTTATAAAGTCGTACACGCTAAACCTTTTTAAAAACTTCCCCGGGAAACCGGGGCAAGCGACTTATTTGGCAATAAGTCCCAAAGCTCGTTTAGCGGCCCACATAACCGCAACGGCAACTATAATCACGCCAAACATAGAAAGGAAAGGCGCAACATCAAGAGTTCCGCTAACTACGCCCGTAGTAGTATCCACGGTAACCGCGGCAAACATAGGCGAGGCGAAAAACGCAAAGAACATAGCAAAAACGCTAAGTATCTTTTTCATGATAAACTCCTTAGAGTGAAATTTAAAGCAGACGCGTACTACTTTGGCAAAATCTGGAGCAAATCAGGCTTTGCCGAAACAGTAAACTTTTTTGCGCTTCGCGACATACGCTTGGAGCGTAGGAGCGATACGATAGCTTTTTATCAAAAGCCGTATCGCTCTTAAAAATTTAAAACAAACCAGGTTCAAGCTCAATATTAAGCTTAAAGCCACGAGCCTTTAAAAGTTTGATAGTGTCTCTTATAGATAAATCTATATCAGAAACGTTATCGTAGCAAGTGTCATATTTGCCAGTGCCGTTATCAAGGAGATGAAAACGCTCCTTAAAATCCTTGAAGTTTGTATAACACTTTTCTATAATCTCGACCATTTCGTCGGTATTGTAAGGATTTTTCATTTTTTCACCGCCTTAGATAAAAAATGCTCCCAAGGGGTAAGCACGGTAACAAAATTATTTTTAGCAAAAGTGCCAGAAAAAACAAGCTTTTTACCGCTACTAAAAATCTTATCAATAAACTTTTTAACGCTTAAAGCGGCTTGATTATCCGGGCAGGGAATGCTAAAAATAACAGATTGTTCTTTAGTAACACCATCAATTTCAAAAATATTTGAAGTATAAATAACTACATAAGCACGACTATCATCATCAACAGAACCAGAGGGGGAAACATTTACATCTCCGTGAAGAAGCTCATAATTAACAGTAAAGCTCATATCACGCCCCCTTAGAAGCTTTATCGACAGGCTTTGAATCAAGTAAAAAGTATTCGTAAGGTTCGGCTACGGTTACAATGCGCTGATCGCCTACGGGGAAACCACCGTGTAAAACAATCGGCCCCTTTTTAAGCTTTTCGCGCACCGCATTCCCAACGAGCCCCGCAGTAGAATCATCAGGACAAATTATTTTAAAAACCACCGGCTGCTGAACGCTATCTATAATGCCGGTCTTTTTATTCTCGACGTCATAAACGTTTACCGTAGAAATTCGGACAGACGAGGAGTAATCATTACCCTCAAATTTTCCAGAAGCGGAACTTCTAATAAGTCCCTTAACAAGCGTATAGGTTAATTCGTAACCTTTATCAACCAACTCCATAATGGCACCTTCCTTTAAAGAAATTTTTACGGCAAATTGGACCCGCCGGAAGATGCCGTATAACTCCAAGCGGGGAACAGTTTTGCGCCATGTTCAGGGCGGAATTCCATAATTTTTGATATAATCAAACAGTTATGGAAATATTTCAAGATAACAATGAAATTATTCCTAAAATATACTTAATTTAAGTTTAAAAATATGGAAGTATTGCATAAATGGATAAAAAAGAAATAGCTAAAATAATCAAAAAAGATATTAAAACGCTTTATAATTGGGAAAAACAAAATCCAACTCTATATAAAATAATAGATGAATATCTATCAGAAAAAACCAAAAACCCACAAGAAACAGAACTATTAGAATTATTTCATAAATTAAATGAAAAAGAGAAAGAATACTATATTACAGATATAAAACTAAGAGTTTTAAAAAAGGAACTAGAACAATGAAAAAGACGATAATAATAACATTGTTAGGAATAAATTTGCTAGCTTTAGATTTTGGTAAAGATCTGAATATTGTTGGAAAATGGTATATAAGGAGCGTAGATGATTTGGTGTTTTCTTTTGCATCAGGAGTAGGCAATAAATGGATTTTTGACTTCAAACAAGATGGATCAATATATGATATAATGAAAGATAAAGAAGTTAAAAAACAATTAAGCTGGACTTATGATAAAGAGCAGAAAGGGGTAGTGCATATAAAATTTGAATTTCAAACGAAAAACAAAGAACTATCAGATTTTATATTTGGCAGCCTTACAAACGACTACATAAAAATAAAAGAAAAATTAAATTTAGTAGAAAATAGAGATTGTTATTTAGTGAATGTAATAAATGAAGAAAGAGACCTATATATGTGCGAAATTTTAGATAAAAAGGAAATTCAGCGAAGAGAAAAAGAAAGAACAAAAAAAGCAATTAAAATAAACTAAAAACTATTTAATTAAACCACAAGCAGGAGTAACATTTCTATTAAAAGTTAAAGTTTCTTGTAGGCTGTCTCTGCTATCATAAATTTTAAGTTCAAATTTTATATTAAAATGTAATGCTGCTTTAAAAGCAGGATCATTACAAAGCATACGTTTTAAATCAGTCTTAGAACCCTCAACAAATTTATTTAACTTTTTATAATTAGTTATATCAACATATTGGTAAGGATTTAATCTAGCATAAAAAACATCTTTTTTACAAAAATAATTAAGATTACTAAACCCCTCAGAATTAAAAAATTTGTGAAAAGGAGAATTTTTATCGGTGTAAAAACAAAGGAATTCAACAATTCCATCAGGTTTCATTTTAAAAAAATGACCCCTAAAATAGTTAAATTTCTTATCAAAATCAGATGAAAAAGAGACAGAAACAAGTAATGACAAAAATATTAAAATTTTACGCATATTAAATCTTATGCCTGAACTAACCTGATATCAAGCGCATTCAAAACTTTAAAGATACTATCAAATCTAGGTTTTGAATTTGGCTTGAACATCTTATAAAAGCTTTCACGGTTTAAATTTGCTTTTTTAGCTACGCTTTCTATACCGCGAGATTTCGCGATGTAAAATAATGCTCGCTTAAGTTCTTCGGTGTCACCATCGGCTAAAACTTGATTTAGGTATTCTTTTCTCATCTCTTCGCTGTTTAAATAATCTTCCATCTTAAATTCACTAAAAGTTACTTTCATTTGTACTCCTTTAAAATCTCTCTAGCTTTTCTTATGTCGCTATCTTGAGTGTCTTTATCGCCGGCGCAAAGCAGAATAATAATTTCACTACCTTTCATGGTAAAAAATATCCTTACACCGCCGCGATTAAAAAATCTAAGCTCGTATAAACCGTTTTCAATATTTTTATAATCGCCTAAATGGTTTTCTTGCTCTATTTTTTCAAGCCTACGCAAAATAGAGATTTTAACGCTAATATTGGTAAGTTTATCAAACCATTTATCAAATACGCTACTTTTTATTACTTTCATATGGGAATTATACACAAATCTAACTTAGTAGCCACTTAGCTACAAGTAATTTTATGAAAATATTTTTTAATTTTATAAATTTTAGATAGAATAGCGATAAAATCGCATTTATAAAGGCTTTTATGTGGCACATAATACTCATAACCCGAAGGTCGGCGGTTCAAATCCGTCCTCCGCA